TCACCGTATATGCACTGTCAGTTTTGAGCTCGACCTCAGTGGATTCTGCGATTTCCGTCTTCAGTGGTATGTTGGTTCCGTCTGAACAGACGAGGATCCCGTTGACTGTGTTAGTTGCCATGGGATCACAACCTAACTCCAATGCCAAGAGGCTTCATCATGTTGCGATTCACGTTGGCAATTGGCTTCCGTAGGAGCTTCTTAGCGAACTTGAAGGTGATGCCGATCCCTATTGCCTGCACGGCCATAGCCTGGTAATTCGCCATGAAGTTCGTTTGCATGGCGTCGAAGGACGATCCGGGGTCAGCGACCAGGGAAGAGAGCGAGACACTGCCTCCGCCGTTCGTGGTCGCCATTGCCGTACCACTGGCGCCGTCGAATCCGATGAATCCGACTGGGGTGTTGTTGGCGACGCCGCCGACCAAGGTGGCCGCGTAGGCGTAGCTCTCTGCGAGATTGATGAGGCTGATTGTCTTGGGTGATCGGCGTCGTGACTTCTTCCTTCGGCGTGCCATTGACAGTGAAAGTGAACAAAGTCGCTAATAATGCTACTGAAACTCATCGATTGTCGATTGGAACTTACCATCGGGAGCTCTTTGCGTAACAACGGCGTCGATCGTGTTCATCTTCTGAGCCGCCATGCCCTGGATGAGCTGTGCCAGGGCGGCTTGGATCGGGTTCGGCGGCTCGAAGTCACCGATCCCCCCCTCCATGAGACGGTCGATCGTGCTCTTGAGTGCCAGGGCGAGACGTTCATCCAGTAGTTCGAGCATGTTTGCAAGCTCTATCCTCAGCCAGAGGCCGAGAATGACGATCGAAAGCAGTGTCAAGACGCTCAGAGCGCCCAAAATGAGCAGTTCAGTGGCTACCATGCCTCTCCACCGTCCGTCGAACGCCCATCAACCTACCTTTATCCTCTATTTTCTCACCCCGCGCACCCACCCTACTACCGTATACGGTTATTGAACACTCTTGTTAGCAACCCCTTGAAGTAGATATTAATAACTCTGAGCATGACGGCGGTGCATGCCCGGTGTTTCAATCAACCTAGATGACCAAGCCTACGCGATCTACAACTCATGGCCTAAGCAGAGGAACAAGGGAGTCCATCCGAGTCGATCGTACAAGGTCTCGAATGCAATCTGCTCCTGGTCCAGAACAGACAAGAAGAAGGAAGAGCTCGAGAGGGTAGTGAAGATCCTCAAGAAAGAGAAGGAGTATCTGATGAAACTCTGCGAGGAAGCGGGTGTTGAATTGTGAAGTGTAGATCATGCGAGTGGGAGAAAGCCCAGGGTAAGCGGAATCACCGCGCTCACGACGTTGGCTGTCATCGGCGCGGTGGACAGGGCAGGAATAGTCACGTACCCTGTCCGATCTGTGGCGAGATCTATCGACCCAATGGAATGTACCCAACGTACTGCAAACGCTGTTTCGATAAGTGGGGTGGTTGAGATGATGAAGGGACTCTGGCAGTGCCCGCAGTGTGCCACGTGGTGGACCTGGGCGACTCGCCCTGGCGCGATCACTCTGCAACGCCGATGCCGCAAGTGCGGCAAGCGAGTTCGAACGCAGCTAGTCCGTCACTGGTCGGGCCGTGGTCGACCCCGACTCTGGAAACTTCTAGTACGGCCGAATCACGAACCCCATTACGCGCTGCGGCATGAGTGCCGCCAGAGGAACAAAGGAGATTGGCAGAATGACACCGAGTGAGTTCTTCAAGTGGCTGGCGATCGAGTTCGACTCCTGGAACGGATGGGATAGGTTCCGCACCCAGGAGGGCGAGGAGCACATCCAGAAGATTGAGTGGTTCGAGGTCAGCGAGCGTATGGAGATCGATTACTCGGATGTCGTCGACGAGATCCTCGAGGTCGAGACAATCTGCCTCTGCTGTGGCCAGAGGCCCGAAGCATGCGACAACAACGGCCTTTCCCTACCCTAGGGGGGGGGATGGCCCCAAAACGTCCTGTGTACCCCCCTATGTGAAGGGCCATTTCTCGATTCCTTAGAATCCGCCGCCGCCGCCGCCGCCCTCTTCACCAGGGGGAGGGCCGAACCAGGACCAGTTAGGGTGAAGCAGGTTGTACATGATCGAGCCGAAGGAGAAGTCACCGGCTACTGGGCCAGCCTCACCGGTTGCTTCTCGTTCTGCCTTGGCTGCCTGGAACTCCGCCTTCCATCCAATCATGTCGGCGGGTGTCGGGAGACCGGTCTCGTAACCCATGAACTCGAGGACCATGGCGATTGAGTAGAAGACGCCGATCATCTCACTCGGGTCTTTGAGCTGCTTGGTGATCTCCGGGACCCCCAGACCTGAGAAGATAGATCCTACCCCAGTGGTGACCCTGTTGAACTGGATGGCGGCAATCAGGGAGTCGAGCTGCTCTGACTGCTTGTCCTGGAGACTGATTCTGTATTCAACCACGGTGTCGGGTTTTCTCTTGGTCATCAGAGCACCCCTGTGATCGAGTCCCAGAGCGTCTGGCCCAGTCCAGCGCCAAGGATCCAACCCAGGAGGAATGCCATTCCGTTGTCTGTGACCATGCGCTTCGCAATGGTGCCGAGGGTTTCTTCATCACTCATCAGGCATCACCGGCCAGTTGTCTGCGGCATCGTTGGGAGTGTCGTTGTCCTGGGGGAGATCTCGGAGTGATTTTCTGAAATCCTTCCATGCCTGGCTCATCGTGCGATCCTTGACGGCTCGCCAGTCGGTGTCCTCGAGGTAAGAGTCGCGCATGTCTCGTATTTCTTCCCATGTTACATCGTGCTGGCCCTCTTCGATAACCTCGGAGCCGGCATAGGTAGTGTAGGAGCGATTCACCACTTCACCCCGATATTGATGGGGTCATAGTTAGATGGCGCCAATGCGGTATAATCCGTGATTGTGTGATTCCCAGTTCCGCTGGCATCAGCCTCAACTATAGCTTCAGCGGGAATCCATAGACCATTAGCGCCCGTGCAGAGAGTAGATGATCCCGAAGTCCCGCGCTCTGTAACGATAAAGGTAGGACCGGAGGCTAGGTTATCCATAAAGAAGCCAACCCAGTATTGGGTTCCTCGCACTGTCACGATGTCTTCGCTTGAAGTCGTCTGAGTTATTACGCCCGTGCTGGTAGTAGGGATCACGAACTCACCGAGAAAGGTTTTCGGAAGGCCGTCAACGTCACTATAGAAGCCAATATCTACCGCCCCAGTACCTCCTGAAGCCCCGTCGATGTAAAGGTCAACTTCAGAGATCGTACCGCTTTCGGGGGCAATGAAAGGGTGCCAAATCAAATTGTTGTTAGCCCCGCCGCTAGTCGTACTGCCTCTTTCAATAGTCCCGTATGGGGGAAGTGCCATAATTCGGACGGGATCTCCATCCCCATCCCAGTCATACGCGGTGAATTGAGCGTTGGAAAGTGACCCTGTTCCTCCACCACTGCTCAGCCAACCGTCGAACGATCCCTTAGTGACCATCCTGGCAAAGGCGACCAGACAGATCCTCCTCAGCTCGTCTTCATTCTGTTCCTCGATCGCTATGGGATCAGCTACGTCCGCCAGGGTATCGGCAGTGACGTTCTCGAGGTCCTGGTTCTGCAAGAGGGTGTAGACCCTGGGGGATCTCTTGTCTGCGTCTGGTAGAGGCATCACAACCACCCGTCGAAGGATCCCTTAGTCACCATGCGCGCGAAGGCGACCAGGCAAAGACGGCGGAGCTCGTCCTCGTTAAGCATCTCGATGCTGATTGGATTGGCAACCAGGGCAAGGTCATCGTCGGTTAGGTTCTCGAGCGTGGTGTTCTTCAACAGCTTGTAGACCCTGGGCGACATAACGGGTGCATCTGGAAGCGGCATCATCTCATCCCCAGGGAGATCATCAGGAAACCGAAGAAGTTGTTCGGTATGATCGAGGCGCCAGGAGCACTGGGAAGACCTGTTCCAGCTACGCCCTGGGCTGGTGGGCCTGGCGTGACCTGCTTGGTTTCCATACGCATAGTGCCGGGATTACCGTCACAGTCGTCATTTCGGGCACCAACAAGAGGCATGCAATCACTTCAACTGCTTGGCTCTGCTCTTCATTATGCGCTCTATCGAATCGAGATCCTTGGTCGAGATGAAGCCTCGAAGAAAGAGCTTCTTTGCTTTGGAATGAATCTCGCCCATTCGGCGGCGTCCTGCCGCTTTGGTCATCTTCGCCATGGACCCTGCACTCCTAAGCGTTAGTCAATACCTGACAGACATAGTTCAAGTCAATCGGCGCTGAGAGGGGGACCATCTGTGATTGGTACTTGGCCGGGTCGGTGGTGGCGACTGAGCCCACGACGTTGCCGAGTGCATCCACGATCACGACGCCAGGCGATTCTATCTTGGCCCCGTCCAGGCTTGTGAAACTTCCAGAAATGCACACCTCATTTTGGAGTGTGGATCCTATGGAATTGCCCGTTTTCAGATCTGTCAGCTCCGTCGTTGTCCCTGAAGCCGGTGTTCCCGTAAAAATCCTCGAGGTTCCTCTGTTGGTGTAAACGCATAGGGCGGCGTCTCTCGCGCTGGCCGTTTCCGTGAGGACCTGGACCTTATCTCCAGCTTGAAGGGTGAAGGGGGCCGACAACGCGGGAGTGTTGTTACAGATCCCCTTCAGACCGACAGAGATGATTGCAGCCACTAGGCCCTGGCGGAGTAGGTAGCAGTATGAGATCCCATTGTCGGCCTGTACTAGACCTCGAGTGACGGTCTTGCCAGGAGCAAAATCCCCAACCGAGATTGAACTCACCGTATATGCACTGTCAGTTTTGAGCTCGACCTCAGTGGATTCTGCGATTTCCGTCTTCAGTGGTATGTTGGTTCCGTCTGAACAGACGAGGATCCCGTTGACTGTGTTAGTTGCCATGGGATCACAACCTCACTC